TCTGCTGATTTTATGGATATGTATTATAATGCTGATGCATTTAATCTTATTCCTATGTTTATTCCTGCTTCAAGAGCGTTACACGGATTCTTTAGCCCTAAGACTGGTGTTGATGACGAGCAAAAAGCTTATGAATACATAGAAGGAGAAAGAACAAAAATATTAGAAGGCGGTGGGGATAGTAAGGCATACAACTTGCATTTACAAAACTACCCTCTTACAGTTCAAGAAGCATTTTTAAAAACAAAAGGGTCTAGATTTGACATAGCACTACTTAATCAGCAAAGAGGCAGAGTGCAGGAACTAGCTGATCCTGAGCAACATATAACTACTGGCTATATAGACTGGGTTATAGATGAAGATGGTTTGACTGATAATGTTAAGTTTACGCCTCATCCTCATGGGCCTTACAAAATATTGCATGAACCACAGACTCACATGGCTGGATTAGACATAGGTGGTATTGATTCATACGATCAAGATCAAGCTGGAGCAGCACCATCTTTAGGTTGTGCTATGATATTTAGACGTATAGCTGATACTAATCAGCCTTACAGGTTGCCAATAGCAGAATATACAGACAGGCCTGAAACAGCAGAACAGTTTTTTGAAGGATGCTTAAAATTAGCTGTATATTATAATGCTCAAATGCTAGTTGAATATACAAAGATTGGTATATTAGATTATTTTTTAAGAAACAAAGCACAACGTTATTTAAAGACTAAACCTAGGTCAGCTCACTCGCCTGGAACTAAGACTAGAAATAACTATGGTGTTCACATGAATAAGCAAGTTAAAGGTTATATGGAATCATTAATGTATGACTATATAAAAGAAAGAGGTGATGAAATATGGTTTATAGACCTGTTAGATGAGCTGTGTGACTGGGGTTCAAGAAATACCGATAGAGCTGTTGCGTTTGGCTTGTGTCTTATCCACGAAAATGATAACTTTGCAATTGAAGTTAAGAATAAAGAAACTGAAGCTATTAAAGATAGTGGATTTGTATATTATAAGTATGATAGTAATGGATTGCCTATTAAACATTTAAGATAATGAAAAATTACCCTAGTCAATTAATACCTGATTCTAAGAAAGACAAGAAGTGGTGCGAGCAAATGCTTGATGCTATTGTAAATCAAACAGATCATGTAGACAGCCCTGAAAATAGGTACAGAATAAAAGACATAAGAAATTACGATATATACAATGGTGACTTTAACCGTGACGATTACAAGTATCTTACAGAGCAGTATGGATATAATTATCCAGCAAGACTAGTTAATTACCCTATAGTTCAACCTAAAATAGATTTACTATTAGGTGAAGATTTACATAGACCTCTTGATTCTAAGGTAGTTACCATTAATCAAGAAGCAATTAATAGAAAAGAAGATCAAAAAGTTACTATGGTAATGAATAAGCTTCTTGAAGAAATTAAAGGTGAGCTTAAAGAAGTTGGAGTTGATATGGAATCTGAAGGTCAAGAAATGCAACTTCCAGACGATATAGATACTTTTATGAGATACAACTATAGAGAGTCTATAGAAGAATCTGTTCAAGATGGTTTAGAGTTTTTAATTAATAAATACAAATTAAAAAATAAATTTAAAGAAGGGTTTAGAGATTTATTAATTACTGGTAAAGAATGTTACAGGGTAGAAATAAAAGATGGAGATCCTCAAGTAAGACGAGTAGACCCAAGGTCTTTAACTTACGACTTATCTAATGAGACTGACGATTTAGGTGAAGCTAACTGGATTAGCGAAGAAAGATGGTTGTCTCCTAACGATATAATAGATGAGTTTGGTGAGCAACTAGAGGATAAGCAAATTGAATTAATAGAAAGTATATCTAAGCAAAACCAATCAGAATTAAGAACAGAGTACAGAAATTGGTACATGAATGGTGATGCTGGAGAGTTAAGAGTTAAAGTAGTTCATGCAGAATGGAGATCTTTAAGAAAGATACAATACAAAATAAGCCCTAATAAGCATGACGATAATAAACCGTTTAGAAAAATGGTTTCTGATAGGTACAGAAAACGTAAAGGCGAAAAAGTTCGTAAAGTTGTTGTTGACGATATTTGGCAAGCTACAAAGATTGGCGGTTCGATTATGGTTAACTGTCAACGAGTTCCTAATCAAATACGTTCTGTAGACGATCCTAGCGCGGCTAATCTAAGTTATGTTGGGGTTGTAAGAAATCATACTACAGGTAGTTCTGTTTCTATGGTTGATTTACTTAAAAACGTGCAAATGCTTTACAATATTGTAATGTATCACATAGAATTATCTATGGCTCGTTCTGGTGGTAAAGCTGTTGTTTACGATGTAGCTCAAATGCCTGCAAATCTTGGTATGAACATGCAAGATGTAATGTATCATATTAAAAATGATGGTATTATACCAATAAACTCTAAAGATGAAGGATTACAGGCTCAGACCTTTAATCAATTCCAACAGATAGATTTTACACTTTCTAGTTCTGTTCAGCAGTTAATAAACTTGAAAATGATGCTAGAAGATATGGCTGGTCAAGTTTCTGGTGTAACTAAACAAAGAGAAGGACAAGTAGAGCAATACGAACAAGTAGGAAATCAGCAAAGAGCTGTAGTACAGTCAGCTACAATAACTAGATCTTGGTTTTGGTCGCATGATATGGCAAAACAAGATGTGTTAATGCGTTGTGCTAACTTAATGAAGGCTTGCTGGGCTGAAGGTAAAAAGACTGCTACTGTATTTGGAGATGGAACTTATAAGTTTATATCTATACTACCTGATGTAGCATTAAATGACTATGGTGTATTTTTAGGTGATGGAGGTAAAGACGAGCAAATGAAAGCTGCTGTTACTCAGCTTGCACAGTCTGCATTACAAGGAGGTCAAATAGATATGCTAGATGTAATAAGAATATTTAAGTCTGATACATTAACTGAGGCAGAAAACATACTTGAAAGAGGTTTAGAAGCAGCTAAAGAAATGCAAGCACAGCAACAACAAGCTATGCAACAACAAGCTCAAGCAGAAGCAGAAGCTAAAGCTCAAGAACAACAAATAGAAGTTCAAATGAATCAGTTAGATAATGATACAAGAATTAAAGTAGCTGAAATACAGCATCAATCTAAATTAGAGACTGCAGAAATATTGTCTGATGACGCTTACGGAACTAAGCGTGCAGACGCTGCATTAAAACAAATGGAAGGACAATTAAAAGGACAAATTAAAAATTAATTGTGCTTTGTTAGTAAAATTTTAGTAATATTGCAAAAAGAAGAGAACAATGGAACAAAAAGAGACACTTAGCGAAGAGGTTAAAGAGTTTAACCCTGAAGCATTTGCTGGGCTTGACAACTTAGTAGAAAAAGTAGGTCAAGTAGAAAATGATGAAAAAGAAGAAAAGCCAACTAATCTTTTAGATGAAAATTCTGAAGAAGTTGAAAGTTCTACAGTAGAAGATGATGATCAAGAAGAATCAGATTTTGATTGGAGTTTAGAAGAGGAAGAAGAAGAACAGCAAACTGAAGAAGACAAAGAGTCTGATGATGACTGGGATAGCGAAGAGGTTGTAGACAAAAAAGAAGACGAAGCTACTGAAGAAGAGCAAGCTCCTGGTTTAAATTGGGATAATGTCGCTGAAGAGCTAGGATTAGAAGGAGCTTCTAAAGAAGATATTATAAATGCTATAAAATCTAAGAATGAACCTTTACAAACTAATGATACAATATCTAAGTACGAAGGTTATTTAAATTTAAGTGATAGAGAGTTATTAGCTGCAGACATGAAAGGCTCTGGTATGGATGAATACGATGCAGACGAGTCTTTAGATAGAATGGAGGATTCTGGTGTGTTAAAGCATGAAGCTTTAAAGATTAGAAAACAATTAAATAACGCTATTAGAAACGAACGAGTTTCTATTAAACAAAAAAAAGAGTCTGCAACTCAAGAAAAAGCTAAAGCTCAAGAGCAAGCAAGAAAAGACTTGCAAGCTGAGTTAAAAGGATTTAAGAATTACCTTGGAGGCAAGGTAACAGTAGAACAAAGAAAAGATCTGTATAAGTATATAACAACTGGTAATTTCAATGAGGACATATATAAGTCTCATGCCAATGTTGCGGAGGCAGCGTTCTTATGGAAGAACAGAAAACAATTACAGAAAATGTTGAGGTCGCAAGGCTTCGAAGACGGAAAGGGTAGTGTCTTAGACAACCTTTCAAACAGAGGAGGTAGAGGAAACAGTAAACCTAAAAGAAATACAGGTACTGGTTTTGATCCTTCAGCATTTATGGGAGAATAATTTTAATGCTGTCAATGTTACGTTTTAAAAGTATAATTAAGTAAATGCAATTTTAAATTATTATTAAATTTTTAAATTGTAAAAAATGAAAGTAAAAAGTGGAGTATTTGGTGTAGAAACACAAGCATCAAATTCGTTGGTAGCAAATCTATTAAAGCATCCTGAAATTGGATCTACTTTAATTGAGCAGTACCCTCGTTACGCTTTGACATACTTGTTAGAGAAAACAGGTCGTCACGCTAACGTAAAAGTAATGGGCGATAAATCTTTTGAATGGAAAGTATTAGGTCGCACAAGTCAAGAAGTAGTAATATCTGCTAGTTTTGCTGGTACTAGTACTGGTGCAGACTCAACAGCTGAATTAGTAATTCCTTTTACTAACAACTATCTAGCTATTAACGACTTAGTTATTGATTCTGCAGGTAATGTAGGTCAAGTAGTTGGAATTGACGGAGGTGCAAGCGATACTACTCGCCCTTTATCAACAAAAGCTGTAGATAGTGGTACTGGTTACAACTACAAACTACGTTTTAGTGGTGGTAACGTAGCATTTGCTGCTGGTGGAGTTCTTGGTAAAATTGGTTCAGCTTTTGGTGAAGGTTCTTTAGGAGCTGATGTATCTGAGCACACTGCTTACCCAGACACTTACAAAAACTGGTTAACTGTTAACCGTAGCAAAATGTCTATTAATGGTGCTGCTTTAACTGATGTAACTTGGATTGAAAACAATGGTTCTAAATTGTGGTACTTTACTGCAGAGAAATTGTTTACTGATGAGTTTATGTACCAATTAGAGTTACAACGATGGTTTGGTAAAACAAACATGGTTGATACTGATGCTGATGGATTCCCTGGTGAATCTGGTGCAGTCGGTGCTGATAAAGGTAATTTAAGAGGTGACGGTATCTTAGCTCAAATCTCAGGTACAAGCTCTATGAGTTATCCTATAGATGACGGTCTTACAGAAGATAAACTTGCTAAATTTATTGCAGAGCTTTCTCGTAACGCTAAGTCTCCTGAAGGTAATGAGTGGGTAGTATTTACTGGTACTGAAGGTAGATACCAATTCCACCGTGCTATGAAAGATATTTCTGTAGGTGCTTCTGTAGGTGCTGGTGTTGGTGCTGCTTCAGGTGGTTCTATGCAATCTATGAAAACTGGATCTGATGTAGCTTTAGGTGTTAACTTTGTATCTTACTATGTATTAGGTAACAAAATGACTGTTGCTTACTGCCCTGTATTTGATGATGTTAATGTTCATGGAGCTGCTGGTGAGTCTGCTGGTACTATGTCTGGTAAAATGGTATTCTTAGACTTTTCGTCTGTAGATGGTGTACCTAATATTCAGCTAGTTGCTAAAGGTCATGATGGTCTTAATCGTAACTATATCAAGAAATACATTCCTGGTATGATTAATCCTTACGATCAAAAATCAATGCTTGCTGCTAACGGTGATGACTCATTCACATGTCAAATCATGTCTGAATCTGGTATTATTGTTCGTAATCCATTATCTTGTGGTATCTTAACTGCTACTGCATCGTAATAGATTCAATACTATAATGAGTGAGGCTTCGGCCTCATTCTTTTAGAACGCAAAGAGTAATTAATTAAAAAAGAGAAATGAAACATCCAATTATTGTAAGGGTTAAAAAACCTAAAAGATTTGTTTATTTAGGGTTAGGTAGTAGATATAAAGATCCTAAAAATAGAAATAAAAGAGCTATACTAAAAGATATAAATGGCGATGAAATTGAATTTGTAATGCGTAGTACTGCAACAGTTTTTGATATTTCTGACGAAAATGATTTACACACCTACAATTGGTTAAAAAACTACCCTGGTATAAATCAACATTTAATTTTTGAAGATACTATAGAGCAAGAAATGGTGTCTACTGAATTAATGGTAGAATCAGCTGAAGCAATTCAAATTGCTGTTGCAATGACAGATAAAGAAATATTAGATTTCTGTAAGCTAACAGGTATTAGAACTAAAGATAATTCTATTGAGTTTGTTAGAGCTCAAGTTATTAAATTAGCTAATGACAATCCAAATAAGTTTTCTAGCATAATAAATGACAGAGATAAAGATTATAGAGTATTTATTGAGCATGCTATTGACGCAAAAATACTTAACTTTGTAAATGGAACTTATAAGTATAATACTGAAACTATAGGATTAACAGAAGATCAAGTAGTATTGTGGCTTAAAGACAATAAAGACATTCACGCATTATTAAGAAAGCAAATGTCTAGTAATAAAAAAGTAAAAGCTAAGAAATGACATACGAACAGGCGCAATCGCACATAGACA